GGAGAGGCCGCGCGAGTGCGGTGCGATCGCAGGGCTGTGTTCGTTGCCTGCTGGTCATGACGGTCCGCACGGTTTGAGTGATGAGGAGCGCGAGGACATAGTTGCTCGCGCGTTCACGCATCCGGAGGGCTTGTCGTTCCGTGATCCCGAGGCGGTGTCTGACTGATGCCGACCTCGTTCTGGATTGAAGCTGGGCTGCAACTGCTGATCGTTGTCGTGATGTTCGTCGTGCTGTGGAGGTCGATCTAGATGGCCGGGTTCGATGGCGAGAACGCGGTGTTGATGATCGGCTCGCAGACCGTTGGCTCGCAGCTCGTGCACGGCAACTTGAACGGCAGGCCGTTCTCGGGTCATTTGTACGTCGATGGGCAGGGCTATCTGCGGGTGAGGCTGCCCGCGTTGCTGCCCGAGCCTGTGAAGCCTGAGCGGAAGGCGGTGGGTTCGTGAGCGCCCCGGTGAGAGGCCGTGAATGGCAGGACGGCTACCAGGAGGGCTTGGACGATGCGAACGCCTGGGCGTGGGAGGTCCAGACGAGCAAGCAGGGCATCCGCGACGTGCTCGCCGCTGTCGCGCTGTTGTTCGATGATCGAATCGACGGGAACGTGCGTCGCTCGCTGAGGTGCCCGACCGATCGGACACTCTCGGCGATCGTGGACCTTTGTCGTCTGCGTGACGAGCATCGGATGGAGGCTGCGTCGTGAGCGCCCCGGTGAAGGGAAGGCCGTATTGGAAAGCCGCGAACGACGTGGCCCAGTTCGTCGGCGTAGAGATTCACGTCGAGGACGACGGCTCAATCCACGTCGAGGGCGATGAGGGCTTTGACACGGACTGCGGGCCTGCGAAGGACTCTGCGATGTGGGACCGCCGGATCGCTGATGCGGTGGCGACGCTCGCGGCGGTGGCCGTGAAGTGCGGCGACCACTACTGCCCGCTCCACGATGACGGCGGGTTCGGTCCGACGCTCAAGCCCTGCACTTGCGAGGACGACGAGCCTGATTCCCCGGTTCCTGTTCCTGTAGTGAACGAGATCACCTGCGATCAGTGTGGAAAGTCCGGCGAGTGGAATCTGGATGGGCTCATGCCCGTTGGCTGGTTGACGATCCTGATGGGCGGTCATCCGAGTGATGTGCCGATGCCGCGCCGGTTCTGCTCCGAGGATTGTTTACGCGCCAAGTGCGGGATTGAGGCTCAGGCGAAGCTAGAAGCGCTGGACGCTGACGTTGTTGAGAGATGGGCTGAGTACCGCTTGGTCATTCGTTCCGGGGAGTACGAGTTCTGCTCGGAGTGGACGCGGGACTACGACACGGTGCTCGGCTGGGACAACGACTCGCCGCCCGACTGGATCGTTGAACGGCGCAGCGTGTCGGCATCCCGCCCGGTGCGGCCCGTCGAGGAAGGCGGTGAGTCGTGAGCGAGGGAAGGCAGTACGTCACGCACTTCAACATGCAGCGCGACCTTGAGGCGTCAGAGGCCCGGCACCTTGATCTCGCGAGGCGGTACGACGTTCTTGCGGCTCGTCTAGCCGAGGTAGAAGCAGAACGGGACGATTGGAAGGGTCAGCGTGACGACGCGCTCGATGCATATGGCGAGTTGTCGATCGAGCGTGATCGGCTAGCCCAGGAACTCAAAGAGTGATGATGGGGCACCGAGAAAAACTGAAAGGCGCAGAACACGACGCGCTCACGCGATGGCGCAAATACCTTCCCTGGAATCACAGCCAGAGGCATCGCGCTAAGACCGCGCATTCCCGGCGTGTTCGTCGCCTGGCGAAACAGATGTTGAGAGAGGACGGCGAGTCGTGAACTCCAAACCGTTCCAAGTAGCTCCAAAGGTTTGGAGTTGTGGCGGGTATGCCATATTTGATGACACTCTCCGAGGGACCCAGCAAGCGCGGCATTTTGGGTCGGTAAGTAAACATCCGGTTTGCTTGTCAACAACGCCCGCATCGCTAAGACCGTTGGCATTCCGTCCGACAGCTAGCGCACACTCCACAGCGAGGTTAGGTGGCCCACCGAATAACCCGTGGGAGCGCAAACAGGCCCGTAGATCCCTCTACGCCCACACCCAACCTCACCGCCACCACACCCAACCTCACGTGGTGGCACCCTCTTCGGCCTCGTGCACACCCGCGGCCGAACGGCCCCGGCAACCACTCCTCGCCAGGACTTGCCGGGGCCACACCCTTCGACGACGAACACACGCAACCATGCTGCGTCGTCGTGGCCGCACTCCGAAACGAGGCGGCGAACCTCAATCACGCGCGTCGACGCGGTGACAGTACGGGCACTCGACGGGCTCGTCACGACCGCTGATCTCAGGAAAGACGAGACGAACGTCACAGTCAAGCGCGTCAGCGATCGCGGCGGCATGCACGTAGCGTGGCTGACTAAGCCCGCGTTCCCAGTTCGACACGCTCTCGGGACTCACACCGGCGCGACCCGCAAGCTCGCGCTGCGTCAGACCCGAAACGATGCGCAGGCGGGTCAGCGTGCCGGTCGACCGCAAGGGCAGACACACTCTGCGGCTCGATGTTTGACGGTTGATCTCATCCGGAGCAGGCATGGTGCCGACAGTGCCATCGGTCGCGCCCGATGTCACCCGAGGTCGACGAAACAGGCACACAAACCGGCGGGCAACAAAGGAGGCCACCAACATGGCGCTCGACGTTTCCGACACAACGCACACGTGATGGCGAACACGAAGCTAACCCCCTCAGTCCACAAGCGGCTAACAGCAGCACTCTCGGCGGGCTGCTTCCGGATCGTTGCCGCGGAAGCCGCAGGCATTCACCGCTCAACGCTCTACTCATGGCTAGAGCGCGGCGAGGCCGACCACGACGCAGGCAAACGAACCGCTCACGCTTCGCTGTACGCAGCAGTCCTAGCGGCAGAAGCCAACGCCGAGATCGCAGCGGTCGAAACGATCCGCGACGCTGCCCCGGACGACTGGCGTGCCGCCTCCTGGTTCCTAGAGCATCGCTATCAGGACCGTTGGGGTGGCAAGACCGTTGTCGAGCACACCGGGAAGGTGCAGCACGACCTGACCGGACTGTCGGATGCTGAGCTGACCGAGCTTGAACGTGAACTCGACCGTCGCGCGGCCCTCTGACCGAGCGCAACGTGTAGCGGTCAAGCAGGAACGCGACCGCCGGGAGTGTTTCGCGGACCCATGCGTGTTCATGGCACGCCACGTTGAGATCGAGGATCCCGATGGCACGGTCATCCCACTGAACCTTTGGGAGTTCCAACGCCAGGCCGTCACCGCCTTGCACGAGGACCGCGCAGTCATCGTGCTGAAAGCCCGCCGGCTCGGCCTGTCCTGGATCTTCCTCGCCTACGCCCTGTGGCTCGCGATCACACAACAGGGCATTCGCATCCTGATCCTTTGCAAGACCGAGGGCGACGCCTCCGAGCTGCTGGACCGTATCCGCAGGATGCGCGACAGGATCGCAGCCAGCCCAGCATCCAGCCACCTGCTGGCATTGCTCGACACACCACCGAAATCACGGGATCACGTCACCGTTCTCGACATTGGCGGGTCCACGATCAAAGCGCTTGTTGGCACACCCGCCGCAGCCCGCTCAGAAACAGCCGGGTTGGTGCTGCTGGACGAGTTCGCGTTCCAGCGTGGTGCCGCCGATATTTGGCGGGCGATCCTCCCGACCATTGAGGGAGGCGGACGGATCGGTGTCGTCTCGACCGGCAACGGTTCGGCAACATCGGGGGCGCTCGGCGCAGAGTTCGCGAAACAGTGGGCAAGGGCCGTCCAGAAGGCCAGCAGCTTCACCGCACTGTTCTTTGCGTGGCAATGCCGACCCGACCGTGACGCCGCCTGGAAGATCAAACAGATCGAGGACCTCGGGGACCCGGACCGGTTCCGCACCGAGTACCCGGAGGTCGAGGAGGACGCTTTCGCAGCACCCGGCACCGACCATGTGTACCCGGCCGGGATCGATGCTGCGGTCAGGCTCGGTGCCCGCTTTGACGAGCAGCGGGCCGCTGGCAGCTTGCCGCCTCCCGCCGATGGCGGGATCGTGTTGGGCATCGACTGGGGGATCGGCACTACAGCGTGTGTTGTTGGCTGGCCGTTGGCAGGTGGCGGCATGTATGTGCCACCCGGCGAGATCGTTGTGCATCGCGGCGAGCCGGCCGCGCTAACACACCGGATGCTTGGAGCGGCGGCCGTGTTTGATCCGCCGCTTGTTGAGGCCCGGTATGACGCTGCGGGTGCTCAGCAGATGGCAACGTTCGCGTCGATCGCACCGGACAGCATCGGTATCTACCGGGTTGATTTCAATCGGCGTAAGCGCCGCACGATCGGGTTTATCCGCCAGTTGTTGCAGCGAACAGCGGACGGCGAAACGACACGAGTGTTGGCGATCAGTCCGCTTAACAAGGTGCTGTTGCAGCAGCTCCGTGACCTTCGGCTGAATGACAAGGGTGATGTGGTCAAGGAGAACGACCATTGCCCGGATGCTTTGATCGCGGCGGTGTGGCCTGTCGCTGCGGAGTTCCCTGACCTAGACCCGAGGGGGTGACCCTTGAGCACGACAACCGATCCGGTCATTCCTGACAGGCTCGCGAACAGCGAGCGCCGTGAGTGTTTCGCCCGCGGGTTCCGCCTGTTCTACAAGTTCGAGCAGGAGGGCAACGTGATGACAGGCGACGAGGTGTTTGTGTGCTGTGTTCAGCTTCACCCGCACACGGTGACTGCACTGGCCGTGATGTCCGCACATTCAGCGGAGCACATTCAGTGCGAGCAACGGTTCGTTGCTGTCCAGGATGCGGGCGAGGCGTTTACTGACGCGGTTCGTGCCGGACTCGAACTGATCGAACAGGTCGCATAGCGATGGGTGTGATGCAACAGTTGCACGACCGGCTTACCGGTGATGGCACGTGGCCTCCCGTGGCGCAGGCCGACACGTGGGCCGCGATCGAACTGTTCCAGGCGTTTCTGTCCTCTGATGAGACCCGGATCAGGCAGGAGGCGTGGAAGCAGCACAAGCTCAGGTACATGGTGTCACCTGTCCCGCGCCTTGTGTCCCGCGGCAAAGCGAACCTGTTGTTTGGTGCCCAGGCACGATTCAAAGCGGCCGTACCAGAAGATCAAGAGCGTCTGGATTACATTGCTGGCAGGCAGGGTTTGGCGAGCGAGCTGCACCGCGCGGCGGTGATCGCTTCGGCTGAGGGCGAGGTTTGGGGCCGCATCGTTGTCGCTCCCGGCGTGATCGACGTGCCGGTCATCGAGTTCATCTCACGCTGCCGGGTGATCCCGCACTTCGATGGCAGGTTCGTGACCGGTGCGACGTTCGTCACAACCTGGATCCCATCACAGAACAGCACCGAACGGTTCCGGATGCTCGAACACTATGTGGCCGGCGCGGTCGAGACCGAGCTCTACCGCGGAACCACGACCCGGCTCGGATCCTCGATCAGTCTCGACTCGTTCAAACCCACCGTGGGCCGTCAGCCGTTGGTGAACACTGGGATTGATTGGCCGCTCACAGCGTTCGTGCCGAACGCGATCGACGCCGACCCGACCCGCGGGTACAGCGACTACCAGGGCTTGCGTGCCCGGTTCCTTGCGATCAACGAGGCCGATACCGTGGGCCAGGCGAACCTTAGGTTGGCGGGCCGCAAACGCGCGATCATCGACGCCAGCCATTTGAAAGACGGGCGTGTACCCGAGGGCGACGACGTGTTCATCAGGTCCAGCCGCGAAACCGGTGATGGTGTCACGACGAGCCCGTTGCAAATGATCGACTACCGGTTCGAGGCCGACCAGAACATTGCATGGGCCAACCATTTGATCGACACGACGTTGACGTTCGCGGGTATCGCACCGCAGGCTGTTGGCCGGTCCGTTGACGGCGGCGCGGTGTCCGGCACCGCGCTGAAGTTGAAGATGGCGCACTCGCTGCTGGAAACGTCCGGGACCGGCGGCTATTTCGATGCGGGTGTTTCACGTCTATTGCATGCCGGCCAGATCCTTGACGGCCGCCGGACCACTGAGGGCGGTTTCGGTCGCAAGTGGTCTGACCCGGATGCTGCACCTGCGCTGGTCCGCCAGGAGGGTTTGCCGCGCGACGACATGGAAGCCGCACAGCAGTTGACGGCGTGGGTGAACGCTGACGCGATCAGCCTGCAGGAAGCCGTCGCGTTCATGCACCCGGCGTGGGATGACCAGCAGATCGCCGGGGAGGTTGACCGTATCCGTGCCGATCGCCAGGCCCAGGCTCTTCCCGATTCACCTTTCTAGCCACCATCGCTGCTCCGGCGACACAGGAGAAGGAGGCAACAATGACCAACACCGAGGAACCCGAGACCGTGAAGAAACGATCCGCGGGCGAGCGGCTTGATGCGCTCGAGCACGAGGTCTCACTGATCTGTGATGCGATCGAGGGATTGGGCCAGTATGGCCGTTGGACGAAGCAGGAGATCATGCGTTTGCGTGCGGGTCTGCCTGAAGAGGCGGCGACCGTACTATGAGCGAGCCAGCCAAAGATCCGGGTGCCCTGCTGTCCGGGACACCAACAGCACCGGCACCGGCACCGGAGGCTCCTGTTGAGGCTCCTGCCGCGACACCACCCGCACCCGAGAAGAAGGGCCCTGTACCCTATTCACGGTTCGAGGAAGTCAACGGCGAGAAGAACGCCCTACAGACCGAGCTCGAGGCATTGCGTGCTGCGGAGGCCGAACGGCAACGCGCCGCACTCTCTGATCTAGAACGTGCACAGCAGGACGCACAATCGCACGAGCAGGCCGCGGCAGCCGCGACCGTCCGAGCGACCGTCGCGGAACGCTCAATGCAGGTCTGGAAAGAAGCACACGCCACCGGTTTTCGAGTACCGGACGATGCGGTCACGTTCCTGCAAACCCGGCTCGACTCTCTTGATTCGCCGGACAAGATCAAGCAGGCGGTCAGCCAGCTCGCCCAAGACCGCGGCGATCTTGTCGGGGCGGTGAACGCTGCACCGACCGCGATCGGTGCACCGGCCACACCGTCTGCACCAACAGCCGAAGTCCCGTTGGGGGCTGACGGCAAACCAGATCACAAGCGTGGTCTGGGCCAGGACTTGCTCGCGCACCTGCGCGGCCAATACCCTTGAAATAACAGCAGCACCCTTGTAGCACCCTCGCCTACCCGAGCGATATCGGGGCAGCCTCCCTTCTGGCTTTCGCGAACTGTCGGGGCGACACACCGACGAGCACACATCCCAGAAACGGAGGACCATCATGTCCAACGCAATCCCGCTGCTCGAAGGCACCGATGCCTCGGGCGGCTACCTCGTCCGTGACAGCTACGGCGAAACGTTCCAGAACACCCTGCAGCGCCTCAGCGCTGTGCAATCCCTGTCGCGTGTCGACCGGGTTCCCGGCAAGCGTCAGCGCTACGCGGTGTACGCCGGCCGGCCGACCGCAGCGTTCGTCGGAGAAGGCGTCGCTAAGCCCGTCACCGGTGCGGAGTACACAGAGGTCGTCGTCAACGTCAAGAAGATCGCGACCACGGTCCTGTACACCGAGGAGCTCCTCGAGGATGCTGTTGAGGATCCGGGAGTTCTGATCGGTGCTGATGTGGAGGGCGCGTTCGCTGATCTGATCGACGCGCACGCTCTCGGCTACGCGGCTGGCACGGCGATCACCGGCCAGTTCGATTCGGAGCTGACCGCGACCACACAGACCACCGAGTACGCGCAGGGTTCCGCCGATGGCGTTGCTCTGTCGATCAGTGCGGCGATGGCAACGATCGAGGCGAACGGTGGCACACCGAACGGTGCCATCTTCAACCCTGATGCCAAGTCGGTGTTGCGTGACGCACGCCAGGCCGCATCAGGTCTCGGTGTTGCCCAGCCGGTGTTCACCGAAGGGTTCGGTCGTGAACCGAACGATGTGTACCTCCCGCTGGCGTACTCCACGAACCTGCCGGCGTTGAAGGGCACGGCAGCCGCCGGCCGCGTTGTCGGTGTCGTCGGTGATTTCTCGCATGCGGTGTTCGCTGTGCGCAAGGACATCACGATCAAGTTCACGAGCCAGGCAACGGTTGACGTGTCGGGCACGCTGCATCACCTGTGGCAGCAGAACAAGGTTGCGGCGTTGTGGGAGCAGCGCATCGGGTTCGTCGCGCACGACCTGAATCGCATGTTCGTCGCGATCGTGAACGCGTCGTAACTAGGGTTGTACCTGTGGCCTGCCCCAACACTCTTGGGGTGGGCCACAGTCGTTTCTGTTCCCACCACTCAGGAGGTATGTGAGCATGGCGAAGAAGGCCGAGAAGCCCGAGAAGGTTGAGCGTGTTGAGGTTGTGGAGTCTGCTCAGGTGTCTGTCATTCGTGACGCGACCGATGCCGAGAAGCCTGACCCTGACACGGTTGCTCAGTTCGAAGAGATCTAGGCGGGGGGTGGTTTCGTGGCCGAGCCGTATTACTGCACTGTGAGCGAGTTGCGTGACCACCTTTCCGTGAGCCAGGCAGTATTGGACGACACACAGGCGACCTCGCTGATTGAGCATGCCGAGGACGTTGTTGATGACATGCTCGGGAACCGCACCGTTGACACCGACACTGGCCGCAAGGTCGTCGAGGCGGACGTTGACGCTTGGCGGTTCGCGAAGCTAAAGCGGGCAACGTTGAGGGTCGCGGCGATGCTGTACCAGCAGCCGAAGCTGTTGACGACTCGCCGGTGGGAAACCGAGGAGGGCCCGGACTTCAAGGTCTCTGGGCCGCTCGGCTCAATGTTCGGGTCGGATGTTGAGATGGCGCTCAACCAGTCCGGTCTACGCCGCTTGTTCACCACGGTCGGTGATGACCGGGGTGATAAACCGCCGTGGTACCCGCTCGTGTACAACGATCCCGACGAGGACTGACCGATGGCTGAGATCCGGTTCGGTGACCATGTGGATCTCGAGGGTTCCCGGCGTGTAAAGAGTCTGCCTGCGCCGGCGGCGAACACGGATGCGGATCGTCCGGTGGATCGTGACGCGGCGATCGCGGCGGCCGTTGCCGGGAAGCTGGGGCCTGCGACGGGCACACCGGACGGCTCGAAGTTCCTGCGCGATGACCTTTCGTGGCAGACGGTTAGCGCGACTGTTCCTGATGCGGATGGTTCTACGAAGGGCAAGGTGCAGCTTGCCGGTGATCTTGGCGGCACGGCAGCAGCGCCAACGGTGCCGGGTCTGGCTGCTAAGGCCGATACGTCGGCGTTGACCGCACACACGTCCGACACCGCTAACCCGCACACGGTGACTAAGGCGCAGGTGGGTTTGGGGAGCGTCACTGATGACGTGCAGCTCCGGGCTGCGGATCTTGACACCGATTCGGCGTTCACCGCGAACTCCGATACGCGGGTGCCGTCGCAGAAAGCTGTCAAGACCGCGGTTGATGGCAAGGCAAGCACGATTCACTCCCACGCCCAGTCTGATGTAACGGGGCTGGCGGCGGCGTTGGCAGGTAAGGCTGATTCGTCGGCGCTAACAACCCACACGTCGGACACGGCCAACCCGCACTCGGTCACGAAAACACAGGTCGGCCTGGGGAGCGTCACGAATGATGCCCAGCTCAAGGCCGCGGACCTTGATACCGACAGCGCTTTCACAGCGAACTCCGATACCAGGATCCCGTCGCAGAAGGCGGTCAAGACCGCGGTTGACGGCAAGTTGTCTGCTGCCGGGGATACGACGACGGGGGCGATCCGGTTCACGCCCGTTGCGCTCACCGATGCCGCCACCATCGCCGTTGACGCGCAGGACGGGAACACGTTTGAGGTCACGCTCGGCGGGAACCGGACGCTCGGCACTCCGAGTAACCCGCCTGGGGCTGGCGAGGCTCAGGAGTTCCGTGTGTATGTGAAGCAGGACGCGACCGGCGGCCGCACGCTGGGGTACAGCTCGGCGTTCGAGTTCTCGACTGATCTACCCGTCCCAGTCGTGACTCCGGCTGCGAACGCGGTTGATGTGCTTGCGTTCCGGTACCGCGCCGGGTCGGGGAAATGGCTACTTATCGGAATCAACCAGGGATTCGGTGACGTATGACGATCCAGAACCGCGACCAGCTCGTGAACGCGATGGGCAACAACGCTTCGCGCTTGATCGTTGACAAGGCAACGGTGTCGAACACGGCTGCCGCGCAGTGGCACAGCTTGTGGCGGGCGACCGGCCAGCCAGGACAGGGCGGCACTCCGGGTGCGGTCGCGGTGTGTGACAACACCACGGTTGGTGCGTTGCAGTTCTCGCAGCAGACCGCACCGGCAACCTCATATTTTGCGACGCTCGACGCGACCTGCAGCACGGCGGGTGTGACGTTCGAGTTCCATGACCGGCTCGCGCACATGGGCGGTCTGTCCGGCACCGTTACGACCGCGCAGACCGTTGGTCTGGACTTCGACACGCTCACAACCGACAATCTCCCGGCCCGCATCGGTGATAGCAACTACAGCGATATTCAGTGGTGGCTTGAGTGGTACAACGACACGGGGGCGACGGCTGTCACGGCGACGGTGAACGTCACCTACAACGACGGATCAACGGGGAACCTGACCGGGGTGTCGCTCGCCGCGACCCGCCGCGCCACATTCACGCAGTCGCTCAACGGGTACATTCCGGCGGCGAAGGCCGGGTTCTGGATTCGCGGCGTGAACAGTGTGCAGTTGTCGGCCACGACCGGCACCGCAGGAAACTTCGGGGTGACCGCAACCCGGTATCGCGCTGGCGCATACCGTCCGGTGGCGAACGCCCGGATGACCGACGATTGGGCGGCGCTCGGACTACCCGAAATCTACAACGAGTCCTGCCTGTTCGTGATTCTCATTTGCTCGACGACATCAACGGGCACGGTTCGTGCCACGGGGAAGATCATTCATGGCTGACAGCCGTAAGCTGCTGCCGCAGATCGACCGTGTGACGGTCCCGTCATCGAATCTCGGTGGCCCTCAAGGGCTCCGCGGTAGCGCAGACCTTTGGGATGACGGTCTAGCGGGACGACTGCTCACCGCAGACTGGTTCTGGCAACCCGAGACCGCACACTCCCTGCTAACAGCCGACCCGGTATTTGCCTGATGGCGACCAAACAGGTCACGAAAGCCTCGGCGGTGACATGGACCGAATCTCACCCGTGGGGTGATTTCCGGCCGCTCGTCGGCGCGACCGACGCCGCCGGCAGCACTTACCTCGTCGCGCCCGCACACACCAACGGCCAAGTGACGGTCACGTTCGCGACCGCAACGGCCGGCGTACTGACCCTGATCGGCCCAGACGACGAAGAGACCGGCGGGGGCGGCAACCTTGATCTTCCGGCACCGTCAGCATCAGCTGCGATACCACCGCACGAAAACGCTGTGCTAGTTGAGATCGCCGCTCCCGGCGAGATCACCCGCACAGGCGAGACCGCGGACTCCGGTGACAGCCTCTGGATCGGGCATGCCGCCGGCTACCTCAAACGCTCCTCGCGAATCCTTGTCAGCAACGGGCAGCAGATAACAGTGAACGCCGACACGTTCTGGATCCGAGACCTGCAAGGAGTGCCCGTCGTTGAAACACCGGGTGCACGCTGGTCGTCCACAACGGTCGTGGTCGATGACATGCGAACCGGGACGGCTGTTCGCCGCCGGTTCTTGGTGCGCGGCATGGAACACCGCGGCACCGGCCTGCAGCACGTGGACTCCGTAAGGCTTGATCTCGGCGACGAACAGACGGTGTGATGACCGACCATGATTTGACAGGCAAAGCCGTCGAGGCGGTCAAGGTTCTGATCATGCTCGAGCGAGCGCACCCAGGCGCATCGTTCGTTACCAGCGTGTGCTCGGTCAGGATTGTTCGTGCGTGCGGCGACGAGGTAACAGTCAGGATCAAGGAGGCTGACCTCGATGGCTCCTGTTGATCCTCGCAGTCTCCCGGCCGACAGTCAGGCCCGCGAACTCATCCGGCTCTACGAGCTCGCGCAACGTGATATCGCGCTGCGGGTGCGTGAGCACATCGCTAGCGGTCATGCCGCATCGGTCCGTAACCGCCGGTTGCAGCTCGCCGCGATCGTCGCGCTCCTAGACCAGCTCGGCCGCGAAACCGATCCGCGAGTCCGCACACTTGTTCAACAGGCGTTGGCTGATGGCGGCATGCTCGCCGACAAAGACGTAAAGCGGCTCGGTGCGTCCGTCACACCAAACGGGGCGGCAGCGTTCCACGCGGTCAACACCGAGGCGCTGCAGACCGCAGAGCTCGCTCTGATCGGCCGTCTGCAGGACGCCCGCCGAACCGTTGGCCGCCGGGTAGACGACGTGTTTCGTCGCGAAACACTCCGGGAGACAGTTCGCGCGTTGTATGGCGCGGAGGGTTCACCGGACCGGGCGGCACGCCGTCTTGCCCGCCAGCTTGCCGAGCAGGGGCAGTCCGCGTTCACGGATGCTGCGGGCCGACGCTGGAAACTCGCTGACTACGCGGACATGGCGATCCGCACAACTACCCGTGAGGCTGTCGTGAACGGCCAGGTCAACCGGCTGATGGCGCACGGAGTAACACTCGCGCGTGTGTCCTCTCATGCTTCGTCGTGCAGCGTTTGCCAGCCGTTCGAGAACAGGCTGATTGACCTGACCGGCACGATCACAGAGTATGAGGGCCAGCCGGTTTCGTCGGGGCCGCTGCCACCGTTCCACCCGAGATGCAGGCACACGATCGGCGGTGTGTCGGTGATGGTCGAGCAGGCACGAAGGGAGCTGCAATATTCCTGAGGTCACATACATAGGGTCCGCGGCGATCATCGCCCAGAAGATGCAGGCGGTGCAGTCGGCGGTCACACAGTCAGCCGAAACGCTCGCGACCAGCGCTCAGGGCCATGCACCGGTCAGGACCGGCACGCTGCGTGCCAGCATCCACGTCCAGGGCGTTCAAGCATCTGGCACCGAGATCAAAGCCACCGTAGCTACCGGCGGCGAGTCCTCCGAGTACGCCGAGTACGTTGAGACCGGCACATCCCGAATGGCCGCGCAACCGTACATGGGGCCGGCGGTCATCTCTCACGCACCAGTCCATTTGCGGGTGTGCGAGAACGCTTGGAAAGCCGGGTGACTCGATGCCCGACGTGTTCGTTCGCCCAGAACTCCTGCAGCATTTGATCGATGAGGGTGTGTGTGTTGAGCCTGCCGACGCGAACGGTATTGACCCGGTTGTGTTCGATGACCCGCGGGACGGCGCACCGGAACCTGTGGGCGACTACCAGGCCGGCACGATCACGCTCACTACTGTTGGTCAGCCGACAGCGGCAGAGGATCATTCCCGCATCCGGGAAGTGATCGCACTGTCGGTCAGGGCACCAACGAACGCTCAGGCCGAACTGATCGTTAGGGCTGTGCAGGCGGTCTTGACACCGATGGAGCTTTGGGGTGGCCGCCACCGGTTCCAGATGGGTGCCATTGATCCCGTCGAGCTGTGTTTGCCTTTCCGTGGCCCGCAACGGGCGATGGCCGCCGATGACGGCTACCAGTGGGATCTGGCGTTCGAGTTCATGGTTCGCCGCAAGATCCTCGCCGGAATCCCTGACTAGGCCAGTTGATTCCTCGCCACGTTGTTGTGGCGCTTCCATCCCGCGTTCCGAACAAGAAGATCGGGTCGCCACACATCGAACCTAAGGAGGTTCCCTCATGTCTGACGCCCGCTTCTTTGAGTGCGCGTTCACCCACGACCAGGACCAGGACGGCAACCTGCCGCCGGCAACCGTGGTTGCCGTAACGGTCGCTAGGCCGACACTCGCACCGGGCGGCGGTGTTGACCTTGCACCCGAGAGCGCCAGGGTTCAGGCGATCAAGGGCACCCGGATTTTCGAGACAAACGATCCGGTTATCGCAGAAGCGCTCGCTCAGTGCCCGGACTTGCGTGAGACGGACAAGCCGTCCGCGAAAACGCTGAAAGATCAGCGTGATTCTTCGGCCGCATATGAGGCGGCTCAGAAGGCAAACAACACCATCACGGAGGCGTAACCAATGCCCGTCACACCCACCGAATCGAATGTCGGGCTGCTCGTCCAGGGCAAGCAGACCGCGCTCGGCACACCGCTCGCGTACAACGCTGCCGCATTGAAGCGGCTGCGTCTGCGGGAGTCCTCGCTGAAACCGATCAAGGAGATCGGTGTCGAACCGTATGTTGACGGTTCGACGTTCCCTGACCCGACACCGTACGTGACCCGTACCGGTGGCGAGGTCGGTGACGCGACCCTGCAGGTCCAGCCGGAAACCGGCGGGTTTCTGTTCGCGCAACTCATCGGCTCCGATGTCGTGACCGGCGGATCGGACCCGTACACGCACACGATCAGTTCCGGGAACTTCCAGGGCGGATATCAGACGATCTTCCAGAAACTCGGATCAACGAACAACATGAACCTTAGGTTCGCGGACGCCCTGATCTCGAAGGGTGTGTGGCAGGTCGGACAGGACCAGATGGTCGCTCATTTCACCGAGAGCATTCGTGCACTGTCGGCAGCATGGTTCGCGACCGATCCGACCGCCACCGATTCCGGGACCGATCCGTTCCTGTGGTCGGAGGTCACCGGGGAAGCCAAGATTGACACTGTGGCGTTCGCTGAAGTGTCCGGCGAGCAGCTCGAGATCGATCGGCAGCTTGACGACTACATGGGCGATGCGAACGCGCCGTGCGCCCTCGTGCCGACCGCCGGGCAGGTCACACGGTCGCTGTCGGCGATCGTGTCGAACAACACGCTGCCTGTCCTCAAGGATGCGCTGTTCGGGTCGGCGTCACCGTCCGATGGCACCGCGGTTACCTCTGCGATTAAGCATGTGAACCTCGCGACGAAGTACACCCGGTCAGCGTCCCGGTCGATCGAGATCCAAACGTCGAAGGTGGCCGTTGATCTCGGTGATCTGGACCTTGCACCGAACCCGGATGGTGGCGCAAAGCAGTTCACGATCAGCGGCCGGTGCCGTCCGAACGGCGCGACTCCCTCCGTTCGGGTGATCGCGAAGACCGCTGATTCTGCCGCGTACGTGTAATGAGCGGTAAGACACCGGCCGGCAGCAGGAAGCTGCCGGCCGTCACGGTCGCCCGGTTCGAGCAAGCGTTGCTGCTCGTGGATCGCATCTACGAAGCGAACGTTGATTCGACGCTCCGCAGGTTGCAGGACTATCGGGACCGTCATCGTGAGGTCACGCAACGCCCGTTGACCGCGGAGGAGGCGGTGCGTTGGGCGGCGGTCGCCCGCGACATCCTCAAAGACGAGGCGGGCGGGATGTCACCGGCCGACCTCCAACAGTCCGGGCTGTTCGAGTACGACCAGCCCGGACCGCCAGAGCTGTTGGTCGCCGCTGGTCTCGCGACCGGCACAGCGTTGCTTGATGCGTGCCGGCAGTTCGTGGCTTTGATCGAGATGGACAGTGATGTGTTCCGGGCCGCGTACGACGAGGACAGAGTGCCCGAGCAGGTCGATGACGCGGCCCGCGAGCTCGCGCACATTGATCTTCAAGAAGCGAAGGCACGCACCACCGCGGCACTAACGCATTTCGCGGCGTTCCAGGACGGTGAGCCGGGGGAAGTGTTGCGCTCCCTCATCCAGACGGTGACGGGAGCGCTCGAGCAGGCGGTGATCCGAACGATGTCGGAGACAACGTTGCCGGATGGGTCTGCGACCGGCTCTGCCGAGAGTACGGGTGGTCTCGCCGCGAAGTCCTCCACGAGCTGAGCTGGCGGCAGGCGTGCCGGCAGATGCGCGTGATCGCGGCGCGTGAGCAGCGGCAGGTGGACGCGCAGAACACGGCGGATAACAGGTCCAAAGGCAGGTGGGGCACTCCTCTGCCGCGCACGCATTTGGATGATGAGATAGAGCGGGTAAAGCGACGGGGATGGTGATGGAACATGTTGGCAGGTGAAGTCACCGCCGTTCTCGGCGCGAAGGTCAACCCGGCCGGTTTCGCCGCCTACGATGCTGCTGTTTCGAAGGTGAGCGCGTCCGCGGCGAAAGGCGAGGCTGCATCAGCGAAGTTGGCGGCGTCGTTCGCGAGAACCGGAGCCGCCGCCAGTTCATCGGCGGCGGCTGCTGCACGGCAGGCAGTTGCGTTGCGTCAGGCTGCCTTACAGTCGGCTTTGGCTGAGGCGGCAGAGGCGCGACGTGCTGTGGCTGTCGCCAGGGCAGGGGTGATTACGGCAAGGTCGGCCACGGTCACGGCGGAATACACGGCGGCCATGAAAGCCGAGGCCGTGCAGACCGCGTTGAACGATCAGGCGCAAGCGCGGCGTGCGTTAGCGATGCGAACGGCGGCGGTTGAGCAGGCGCGGGCTAATGTCGCGACCGCCAAAGCGACCGCCGCAGCACAGGCGAACACGGCCGCGTTGGGCACCGGCACCGCAGCGACCGGCCGGTTTGCGTCTGTTGCTCGCACGGGTGCTGCTGCCGGTGCCGTGGTGTTGGCTGCGGCGCTCGCGAAGTCCGTTTCGGTCGCCGCGAGCTTCGAGCAGCAGATGGACCGTGTGAAAGCCGTGACGCAGGCCAACGGCCAGCAGATGCGGCAGATGACCACGATCGCCCGCGACCTCGGCAAGAAAACAGGGTTGGGGGCAACGGAGGCTGCGCGTGGCCTCGAAGCGCTCGCGAAGGGCGGCCTGACGACGAAGCAGATCATTGGCGGCGGCTTGGCCGGCGCGTTGGCGTTGGCTCAGGCCGGGTCAATGGATGTTGCTGCGGCCGCCGAAACGACCGCGAACGCCCTGAACCTGTTCGGGATGGAGGGCGGGAAGGCCACCCATGTCGCGGACGCTCTCGCGACCGCGGCGAACGCGACCACCGCTGATGTTTCGGACTTCGCGATGGCGTTGTCGCAGGGCGGTTCGGCAGCGAAGATCGCGGGCCTGTCGTTCGATGAAACGATCGTTGCGCTCGAGGCTCTCGCGAAGATGGGCGTGAAGGGCTCGGACGCCGGCACGTCTCTGAAGTCGGCGTTGTTGCAGACGGTCAATCCGACCGACAAAGCGGCCGCTGCGATGAAGCAGTACGGACTGGATTTCACTGATGCGTCCGGGAAGATGAAACCGTTGGGCACGGTCGCCGAGATGCTTCAAACGAAGCTCGGCGGCCTCTCGAAAGAGCAGAAGATCGCGGCGTTGCAGGCAATGGCCGGCACCGATGGTTTCCGTGCGCTGGCTGCCCTGATGGAACAGGGCGGGACCGGTGTTGAGAAGCTGTCCGGTGGGTTGAAGCGATCCGGTGAGGCCGCACGTGTCGCCAAAGAGAACACCGACAACCTGAAGGGTGCGTGGGACCGGTTCAAAGCGCAGATGCAGGACATCGCGATCTCGTTCGGCACACCGATGTTGGAAGGTCTCACCGATGGACTGGACGGCATCAGCCGGTGGTTGGACCGGCTCGGTGATAACGAGGATGCCAAGCAGCTCGCGAGCGATATCGGTGCGATCGCAGACAAGGTTGCCGGGTTCTTTGACGCGATCAACGCCGGTGAGGGCTTGCAAACCATGTTCTCTGGGCTGTTGGAGCAGATCACCGGGTTCGTTCACGCTCTCCGGTCGCTGATGGAGGGCGATCTGTCTGGTGTGTTCGACGGGCTCAAGCAGGCGTTCCAGGGATGGATCCAGACGATGATCGGGCCGTTGCAAACGATCGGGCTGATCCTTGTGCCGCCGTTCGCTTCCGCGATCTCAACGATCACCGGGCTGCTGTCAGGTCTGGTTGGTGCGTTCGGGTCGGTGATGGGAACGTTGGCGAAGGTGCCCGGTCCGATGCAGGGCGCGTTCCGGGCCGCTGCTGTCGCCGCCGATGTCGCACAGGACAAGATGAATGCGCTGGGTGATGCTGCAGAACGCGCCGGGGACCGTGCCGCCGGGATGCGGGCGATCAACGAGGCGCTCGAAGATCTACCCGATAATCAGCGTTTGAAGATTCAGATGGATGGCGACCAGGAAGTGTTGAGCAAGGTCGGCCAGATCTTGAACAAGGTGAAGGGCACGCCTGATGAGAAGCGGATCAAGGCGATCATTGAGGGTGACGCGCCGGTCAAGGTGAAGCTGAAGGCTTTGGATGTGCTGGCGGCCGGTGTGTCTCCGGCGATCGTGAAAGCGATCGTGACCGGCAACAGTTCGGTGAAGGTCAAGCTCGCGGCGTTGGACGCGATCGCCCGTGGCATGGACCCTGCTGCTGTGAGAGCGATCGTGGTCGGGGCAGGGTCGGCGAAGCAGAAGCTCGCGGAGCTCGCGGACGCTGTGCGTGGTGTCCCTGACGTGAACGTGGCCGTGAACCTCGCGGCCGGTAACGCTTTCGCCCAGATCGAGAGTTTGGCGTCCAGGCTTAGCAGGCTCCGTTCGAGCGGTCGTGCGCAGGGCCGTGGCCCTGGTGACCCGGAGGTCGCGCTGACGGGTGAGGGCCGGCATGCGCGTGAGGCGATCGTGTCACCGAAGGGTGGCTGGTCGATGATCGTTGACCGGCCGACCGTGATGCCGATTCCGGCGGATGCTTATGTGATCCCGGAGGATCCGTTGATGCGTGGCCGGTCGATGGGTTTGTTGTCGATGCTGGCTGAGGATCTGGGGTTGCGTGGCTTCAAGGGCAGTAAGAAGCCCGCCAAGAGAACCAAGAAGTCTGGTCCGCTTGGGTTGCCTCTCCCTGGGAACGTCACACCGACCGCGCTGCCGCTCGAAGAGCTCGAAATACGGTTCGGTAACGCTGTGTCGGCACGTGATCGCGCAAAGTATTTGCAATCTGAGCATCGTGAGCAGGCGCGGGAGAAAAAGGACGGCAAGCTCACGAAGGCCGCTCGCCGCGCGAAAGCGAAGGCCGACGAGGACCGCAAGCGTTTGACTGACGCGAAGGCCGCGTTGGCTGCCGCGAAGAAACTTCGTGATCAGGCCCGCAGGTTCCAGGCACAGATCACCCGTCAGGAAACGCTCGCGGACACCGCGGCGGACGCAATGCGTTTGGCGAACGACAAGGGCGACAGGGCGGGCTACGAGGCCGCCAGGGGCACGCGGTCCGCGCGTCTCGATGCGCTCCGGAAACTGATTGTTGCCGCACGACTCGCGTTGAAAGATCAGAAAGGGCAGGCGGCGCTCGATCTCGGGAAACGGCTTGGTGAGATCGACCTGGACATCAATGACACCGGCACGGCCGCTTTCGATGTTCCGGACCCGGCGGCGGACGAGGCGTTGTCAGAGGCCGAGAAGCACAGGCTCAAGGAACTAGACCGTGACGTGGCACTCGCCGCGCTCACCGAAGGCTTGGACGACGACAAGACCCGCGCGTCTGCTCGCGAACAGTTCTTGTCCGGGCTGTTGAATGCTGCGGTCGGGCAGGGACGGTCCGCCGAGGTCGTCGAGGAACTCGCGGGCATGGTGAAAACCGCCAGGGAGAACGTTGCGCCGTTCACGGACACAACGAAAACGAACGACAACCAAGATCTGCAGGCCCAGCTCGATCAGGCCAACGAGCGGGCCAGGGTCGCGGATCTGAACGCCCGACAGAACACCGCACTGTGGTCGGCGTGGAACAGCCCTGGCGACATCGGCGGTGGTCTGAGCGTGACGGTCAACCAGAACATGCTTACCGGCGCAGACCCACGCGTCGCGCAGGGTGCAGCGAACGCTGTGGTAGCCGGGATCGGCTACCAGGCCGGTGTTCCCTCACCACGAACACGGGTGGCATAGATGGCTGACATTCGCCAACTCGTCACGATCGACCAGGCCGGCACGGTCACGACAGTCGCGAACCTCGAGAACGGTTCGACCTACATAGCGGTCAAGAACACGTTTGAGGTCAAACCGCCGGAGCCACAAACCCAGTTCTCGGAAAGCACGCACCGCTACCGCGGCGCATTCCCGGTCGCCGAGTGGCACAAGAACGGCGAGGTCGGCTGGCAGGTACTGGTCAAAGGCACAACACACGACCAGTGTTTGCAGAACGCCGACCAGCTCGTCGCACAGATCCAGGCTCTCGCCTATCCCGGACTGCACCTCGAATGGCGACCCGATGGTGCCACCTACTCCACCTACTTCGAGATCCGTGGACCCGCACGTTGGAAACACAGCTACAGGTGGGATCAGTTCAAGGGCGCGAGCTCGATCATCGTGGACATCACGGTCCCGGTCGCACCGCTCGCTAAGGGCGCGTACACAACCCTGTCGGTGAGTGCTTTCACCGTCCCGAACGTCGTGCAGCTCTCGTCTGCGATCACCGGCACCGCGACCGCAACAGCCGACATCACGATCAGTAAGGCGTCCGGGGCTGCAGGACCAGCGTTCGGGCTCTTGGCATGGTGGAACAGGCAGGGCACACCACCGGGCGGCTACAGCAAACTGTTCGGGATACTCGAAGCGGAGTCCGGTGGTTCGCTGACAACATGGTCGTCTGGTTCTGACGCTGGTGCTCGTGGCGGCAACCGGCTCGCTGCCACGGCGTCCGGGGCCGGGACCGCGACCGCCGTTTACAAGCTGTCCGCGAACGACGTGCAGTCCGCGCTCAAAGCCGCCACCGTTGACGTTGAGATCTGGGCGAGGGTGTATCTGCCGTCCACGATCACATCACCAAGACTGAACGCACAGTTCGCGGTGGACGGCGGTTCCGGTGCCACGATCAGTCCGCGCGAGTTCGGGACAACGGGACGGCCACTCACGGTACCCGCATCCTCCGGATACCGGTTGACCAGGGTCGGAACCATGACGCTGCCGTTGCTGGTCGATACCCGCTGGGCGATGACCGTCACTATGAGCTGGGCGGCGGGTTCGTCCGGCACAGTCGGTTTGGACTGGCTCGCGGTCCTGCCAGCCGACCAGCGGGCATGCTCACCGACCTACGAGCCGCTCGACAGCAGCTATCCGCGGTTCATGCCAACCGCGACCGGAGCAGCCTCAAAAACCATTACGTCCGCTCTCGCAGGATCGATCACGGCATCGTCGATCACCGCACCCGACACAGGGCTAGGCGGCGCACCGCTCGAGCTGCCACCGGGCGACATCGACATGTTCGTGTTCATGTCCGAGGCGGTGCCGGACGAGGTACCGGCGGCGACCGCTGCCGGAACCGGGTACACGAACACAACGCTAAGCCTGGGGATCACACCGCGCTTCCACCTCGCGAGAGGCACCTAGATGCCGGTCACTGTCAGGCTTGGAACACTTGATGGTCAGTGGGAGACGTGCGGTGTTGACCGGGTAGCGAACGTTGTCCCGGAGAGCCTGGATCTGTCGTCTGATGATTGGGGCAGCAAGACCTGCACGTTTGATCTGAAGCGTGATCCGGGCCAGGTGTGGCCCGACATCTCGGCGTTCTCACCTGTCCGGATCGAGATCGACGGCCAGGACGTTTGGTCCGGCAGGGTCGCTGAAACCCCGGCCCGTGGCCGGGTCATGTCCGTGAGCTGTGAGGGCTGGCAGCACCACTTGGACGACGACCTCGTGGACCGCTTTTACGTACACACGAGCATGGGGGAATGGAAAGATCAGCGCTCCCATCCGCTCACACCTTTGGGCGCAGGCACAAACCAGTTCCCGGCGATCGGACAGGTACAGGCCGGCGACGGACGGATCACGCTCACATGGCCAAAAGACAGCTCTGCCGTGCAATACACGTGTATCGGTGTCGTGTTGGATCTCGGGTCGGATCGTCGTGCGAAGCGGGTCGTCACGACATGGCAGGCCCACGGCACTGATGGAAACACAACGCTCTATTGCCGCGGTACATCGGAAGGTTCCCCGATAACCGGAAGTTACAGCGATGCTTTTACGTCAACGCTCGTGGCCGGTCCGACAACATCTGCCGGGAACCTCGGCGGCGGCTACCGGTACGTGCACCTGTTTCTGTACAGGTCCGGGGCGACGGCGACGGTCACGGGTGATCTCTGGGCATCTATCTCTAGCGTTCAGGTGTTTGCGGAGACCGGCTATGAGTCGGGGAACACGTCGGTGCTGAAAGCATCAACCGTGGTTGGTGACGCGCTCGACAAAGGCACTGTTCTGCTGTCCAGCGACCGGTCGGGGATCACGGCCACCACGTTCAGTATCCCGGAGCTTGCTCCTGGTGATCCGCAGACGCCGCGCGAGTTGATCGGGACGGTGAACGGCTGGCACAACTGGACCCGCAAAGTCGACGCGGGGAAGCGCATGGTGTTCGCGGCTCAGCCCTCCCGGCCAAAGTATGTTGCCGGACCCGGTGTGGTGCCCGAGGACAGCAGCCAGAACTCGGGGGGCGACATCTACAACCGGGTGCTCGTGACCGGCACCGACCCTGCCGGACAACCAGTGCAGGCATGGCGGATGGCAGCACCAGGGCTAGCACCCGTGTTCTCAAACTACCTTTGCCCGCAACCCGTCAACGGAACGTTCGGGACCGATGTGAGTAACTGGTCGCTGTGGCCCGCAAACACCGGGACGTTCGTGAGGACCACCACCGCCGGCGAGTTCGACAGCTCGCCTGCGGGCATGAAGATCTCGCACGCCTCGAACTATCCGATCGTGATCGGACTGCTCAACGGCGGGCTGCAAGGCGGACGCACCTATCGTTTGCGGTGCTGGCTGAAAGCACCCACGGGCGGCGGATCACCGTTGTACCGGGTGACACTCACCGATGGCAAGACCCTCGGTGCTGGTGAGATCGTTGGGAACACGACGGGCACGTTCACCGCCGACATCACGGTGCCGTACGACTGGCCGACAGCCTACGTGTACTTCACCGTCTACAACGGTACCGCGCCGGTCTCGGGGTGCATTGACTCAATCACTTTGGAACGGCAAGTCGGATCGCTACCCGACCGCCGCCGGTTCACACGCACTAAACAGTTGCAGGTCGGTGCGACTCTCCCGTCCGATGGTGTCGCGGCAGCAGCGATCGGCGATCTCTGGCTGCAGACACATGCCTCCACACCGTTTCGTGGCACCGTCACATTCACCGGCCAGGACTCGCTGCGGGACCGTTTGACCGGGCAGCCCGTCCCGCTGCAGCAACTCCTCGCAGACACCGGGGAGATAATCCACTTCCCGGATCGCGGGAACCCGGACACCGGTGCTGTAGGAAGGGACGGACGGATCACCGCCGTGCAATACAACCCGGCGACCGACACCGCAACCGTCACGCTCGACAACAACCGTGCCGACTTCGACGCCTTGATGTCCCGACTCGCGGTCGCCAGCTCCCAGATCACCTAATGTTTATCCAGAACGGTGACGTAGCGGCAACCTACCGGCACTGGTTCGCGTTCCTACTGATCGCACTCGGCGCACTGGTGATCGTTGCCGGATGGACACGAGACACAGCCACCGTTGCGATCATCGCCGCGACCTGCGGCACCGGAATGTTCGCGCCCATCCTAGCCACCACCTGGGGGCTATCGCTGATCGTGACCGTGACATGCACAAGCCCTGCATGGCGGGCATGGACAGGCGCGTTCGCAGCGTCCGTGTGCTTCGCTAACGGACTGATCGGCCCGATCTTTTGGGGGAACCTCGCGACCCTGTTCACGGTCCCGCTCTGGGCGATCTGCGGGACCGTCGTACTGATCGTCGCGTCCTCAGGCAAGAAGGGGCCGGCATGGAAGCGCTGATCGCGGCGGGCGAACTCACCAGCGACAACAAGCTCCTCGTTGCCGCGCTTGTCGGGGCGATCGCTGCTGTCGTCGGACCTTTGGTGAAGGGCTGGCAGGACCGGGCGCAGTCCCGTGAAGGATTCGCGTGGACCACGATCCGCCAGGAACTCACCGAGGTTCGCGGCCTCGTGCGCGAACAGACCGCCACGATTCGCGAACTACAGGCCGAGATGGACCGCATCGAAGCCGAACGTGACGACGCAACCCGGAAGCTGCGTGAGGCACAGGGCCAAGTCCAAGCGCTGAAACAGCGGGTGGACCAGCTTGAGCAGGAACTACAGACCGTGGAGCGACGGAAGGATCAACGATGAGCAGACGCAGACTCGAGGTGTCGCTGGCGCTGTGGCGCAGACGGCATCGCTGGAACGAACGCAAGCGGGCGAAGGCCCGTGAGCGCGGCAACCATGATGCGGCGTACAGGTACGGCAAACGGTTGGGGGAGTGCGTTCGCATGATCGAGCGTCGCAAGAAGCAGCTCCAGGACCTGAAACCGCTTAGGGAACGTGCGTATGAGCAGGCTGTGCGGTCGATTGGTGTGATGGAGCAGGGCGGCAACAATCGTGGCCGTGAGGTTGAGAAGCTGATCGCGAAGGGTGGCGGGCAGGCCGGTGACCCGTGGTGTGGCTGGTTCATGGCCGCGGTGTATCGGCTCGCCGGTTCGAAAACAGTGGATTGGCGTTGGGGTGCTGTTCGTTTGCTGTATCCGCTGACCGGCATCCGGCGTGTCAGCAACCCTGAGCGTGGTGATCTCGTGAGATTCACTTTCGATCACGTCGGCATGTTCGTCGCAGATCACGGCAACGAGATCGAGACCATCGAGGGGAACACTGGTGCTTCGGGCGCGGTCTCCGATTCCAAGACCGGCGGTGACGGTGTGTACCGCAAGCGCCGCTCCAAGAACCTCGTAAACGACTACCTGAGGGTGACGAGATGAACACCAGACAGAACCCTGCCGGTCTTTCCGCGATGGCGACCACTGTTCTTGTGTGGGCGGCGTTGCAGGCCGGTGTCGAGATCCCTGCCGAGGTTGCTGCGGCGATCGTTGGTTTGGTTGCCGGCGGCGTCTCGTATTTCTCGCCGCGCACGTGACGGTTTTCAGGGTCGTGCACGTGCTGGCCGCCGACCTGATGCGTGTGTTGTGGCGGCAGATCCCGGTGTGGGCCGAGAACGCCCGCAACCACAAGTGACCGCCGGGCAGGTTGTGATTGTTCGCGACAGTGACGGGACGGTGCACGTATGGAAGATCGTGACGGTCGAGAACCAGCCCGGCGGCAGCGTGACGGTGACCGTGGCTCCTCGTTGAGTGATTGGGCGTGCCGGTGCCACCGGTGCCGTGCCAGGTGGCTCGTGTTCGGAACCGGTGTTTTGGTGTGCCCGTTCTGTGGCGACACTGACATCGTTTGCCGCCGCAAGCACTAAGCCAGCCTTCCGTCCCTAGACGGGACGATGCACCCGCCAACTGGCGGGTGACCCGGCCCTAGCCTTAGCGCTCGGGCGTCCCTCGCGAAAGGAGAGCCACGATTCGTGGCCGACTGATCGTTCCCGCAGTAGGCGGCGCGTTGTTTTGCGCCGTCCTGTTCCCGCCCGCAACCGAAGCCAAGAAGGTGACGTGGTGGTCAGCCACAGCGTCCTACTACAGTCCCGCGGACTCCGGCGGACCATTCGCGTGCACCGGCGTCCGCTACACCGACTGGTCCACACTGGGCGTCGCACACAAAACCCTTGCGTGCGGCACAAAGGTCCGGTTCTTGAACCCGCGCAACGGACGGCGTGTCACCGTGCGAGTCCTGGACCGTGGACCGTTCGTCGCGGGCCGCGAGTTCGACTTCACTGTCGCCACGAAACAGCGCTTGCGCTGCACGGATCTGTGCACGATCCGCTGGCGCAGACCGTAACCGACTGCCGGTGCAAACTGTGCCGTGCTCTCGACGGTGATCCCGGCCCGCCGATCACCGACACGCAACGCCAGTACTGCGATTTGTTCGTCGCGTGGTTCCGTGCCAACGATCGGGACCGCGAACCGCTCGCCGTTCTCCTCGAGCTCGTCGGCCGACAGGTCCGCCACCATAGCTAGCCCTTTTAGCCCTCGGCCCTTGTGCCGGGGGCATTTTTCGTTCTACTGGCAGCCTGACCGTGCCGCGGCACGCAACTGTGCGGCAACAGCCCGAACGCCCGAGTTGTCCTCGGCCGCATCCGTCAACACCTGCACCATCGTACGGTCACCATCTTCGGTCGTGTAGATGCCGTCCGGTGCCGCACGACACGCGGCGATAAGGCTGTCGCGAGCATCGTTCCCGGCGGTCACGATCGAGTCGTCGGGCAGACCACCCGTCCCTGCCAGGTAAGCATCGGCAGCCTCGCTGTAGACGGCAAGGTCCAGGAGCCACTTCGTGATGCTGCGCTCCGGGACCGTCGCCGCCATGGTGGTGGTGGCCGTTGTCTCCGTGACCGTTTTGGTCTCGGTGCCGCAACCAGCGGTGATTCCTGCAGCGATCACCAGAACCAGGGAGGCGAGTTTGCGGGCCGCCGGCCCTCTTACATGTATGAGCATCTTGGGCCTCTTCGTCTTGTTTGTTTCGCTGTTTGCGAACATGTGTTCTTGTGGTGTCCGGGTGCGTGCGTACCGTCGCCTGTCCTGTAAACGGAGGACCACATGAAGGACACACAGACGCTACTGGTGGTCGAGAGCGACACACCACCGACCGGCGCTGAGGCGCTACGCCTCGTCAGCGAGGCCGCGCAGAACGCGGTCACGATGCTCCCCGACGATGACCCGTCGAAGCCCGCTCTGATCCGGGCCGCGGCTGCTGCGACCGCGTTGTCTGCGCTGCGGCGAGCAGAGCCGCTTCGAGTTGTCCGCTAGCTAGCGCCTCGAGCGCTTCAACAACCGCATCGAGCTTGCCCTCGATGCGATCGAGCTGATGCCGCTTGCCCTCAAACGCTCCCATGAGATCAGCCGGCCGGTCGGCTGTGGGGTCTGTGTAGAACCACGCCAGTTCCTTGCCGGTGATCCTGACGAGCTCCTGCATGTAGCGGTCGCTTGGTTCGTTGACGGCACGCTCCCAGTTTGAGATGTGCTGGTTGCTCACCGCGTGTTCTGCGGCGAACAGTGCCGCGAACTGCCGCTGGTTGAGGCCCAACTCGGCGCGGGCCTGTTTGATCCGAGCGCCGACTCGCTTGGCGGTCTCCGACGCCATCACCTGCAACCTAAGCGCCTGGGCGCGAATGTCGATAGCGGAATCGCTAACCGAGTTGCAGTTAGCCGACATGCTTGGTAGAGTAGCGGCATGACCTCTAAAAGTCCAGTTAGCGGACCCGCCTCTATTCTGGCCGCGAACGTGAAACGCGCCAGAACCGATCTCGGTCTCACCCAGTCCCAGCTCGCGAGACAGATCGGCGCGTCCGCGAACCAGAGCGTCTCGAACTGGGAACGCGGCGTGCACAGCCCATCCTTGACGCGCCTGGTCGCGCTCTCAGAACTCCGAGGCGTTGAGATCGCATGGTTCTACACCGCACACGACGAGGTAGCGGCATGACGACCTGCGCCGAACACCTCGCTGATGGCCCTGTCGCCGACGCGATCGCGTGGCACGACGACGACAAACACGGGTTCCGTGCCTACCTAGCCGAGCGTGACGCGGACCACAACCGTTACGACCGGCAGCGCGACGACCAGCTCGAGGAACTCGACCTGCAGGCCGAGACCGAGGTTGAGCGATGAGCGAGTTGCAGATGTGGCTTGTGCTCGCCCTGGTGGTGTTTCCGGGTTTCGTCGCGACCGTGGTTCTGCTCGCGGTGTCGTGGCAGGAGTGGCGCGACTTTGACCCTGGTGGTCCACCCGTGGTTGAGGACTTCGATGACATTCACATGGAGTGGCCATGACCGAGGCCGCGCTCGCGCTCGTCTTGGTCGCGGCCGCGGTCGTGTGGGTTCGCGAGGTCCGGTTGCTGCGGCGTGCCCGCCACGCATCCCATCTTCTGAACAACCAAACCAACAATGAAGTGTGGCCCGCGCGTGAAAGCCGCCGGGCCACTGACCAACACCCGTAAGGAGGGTTGTTGATGCTTACACGTTACTACCGAATCGAGCCCGCTGACGAGGACATGCCTGTTTTCAGGGTGTGGCGCGGCGCGGCAATGGACGACCAGGTGTTTGATGGCAGGTACACGGTGCCGGTGTTTGGGCCGGCGTCGTTCGCGGCTTGCCAGCAGTTCGTTGATCGGGTGTGTTCGGGTAGCCCGGAGTTTTCTGCCCGGTTGTGGGCGATCGGTTACTCGGGTGCCGAGCAGGTGATCACGTGACCGGTGTTGAGCTAGCCCGCAACGGGAACGGTGCGATGCCGACGAGCGTCGAGATCGACACCGCTGTCAGGATCGCGCAGAACCTCGCCGCGGGCGGCATGTTCAAAGACGCGCGTCAAGCTGAGCAGGCGTTCACGAAGATCATGCTCGGCCGCGACCTGGGGTTGTCGCCTACGATGGCGATGACCTCGATTCATGTGGTCGAGGGCAAGCCCGAGCTGTCGGCGAACTTGCAGGCGCAGCTCGTGAAGTCTTATATCGGCCCGGAGGGTGAGCGCTACGACTATCTGGTGCGTCAGCATTCCGCGGAGGCTTGTGAGATCGAGTTCCGTCGCCGCGAGCAGGGTGTGGGTTGGGAGACCCTCGGGGTTGAGCGGTTCACGATCGAGGACGCGAAAGCCGCCGGGCTTGTTAGGGCGAACTCGCCGTGGACGAAGTATCCGCGCAACATGTTGTGGGCACGCTGCATTTCAAACGGTGTGAACTTTCACTGCCCGGAAGTCGCCAGGGGTCTCCGTGTCTATCACGAGGGCGAGATCGGCGGGCATGACAGCACGCCGGCCGCCGACCCGACCGCAGATCACTCAGTCGAGCCTGAGGAGGTTGTGGAGGCCGTTGACCTTGTGTCCAACGCACAGGCCGACACGATCCTCAAGGGCATCGAGCTACTGCCGGAGAACGTGAAGTTCGGGAAGGTGCTCGTCGCGCACGGCGCGACCGTGGTACGTGACAACGTGGAGGCAACGGTCAGGTCGCTCCCGGCCGCGTCTGCTGACACGGTTGCGAAGTGGATCAGCGACCAGCTCGATGAGCAGGTGCCCGCATGAGCGCCGTCGCACAGGATCTCGTCGTTCGCGATCTCGGCGAGCACGGCCGCGTCGAGTTCCAGGACGGTGAAGGCCGACGCCGCGCCTACCACCACGTAACCGGTGGTGGTCGTGAGCGGCTCGTGTCCGTAACAACCGTGCTCGGCTGCCTTGAAAAACGAGCCCTGTACCGGTGGCATGAAGCCAAAGGTGCGGAGGGCACTGTCCTCGCGGTCAGGCACGGGCTGCTCGATCCGCACGACTGCATCCCTGAGGAGGCTGTTGAGGCGGTTCGAGCAGCCGACCTCGGCGCAGACGCCGCAAAGAAGAAGGCGGCGGACCGCGGTCTCGACGTTCACGGCGCTCTGGAACTGTGGGCCGCGACCGGTGACCTGCCACCCGCCGGCGAACTAGCGATCGACGCGAGACCGTACTTGCAGGGCTTGGCGAAGTGGCTGGTTGCCGCCGACCCGGTACCTGTCTGTGCCGAACAGATCGTCTGCCACCCCGAGCTCGGATATGCGGGCCGCTACGACCTGCTCGCGGACATCGGTGGCCTGCGTGCACTACTTGATCTGAAAACCTCGAGGAACGGTCGTCCGTATCCGGAGGCGCACACCCAGTTGCGGGCGTATTGGGAGGCCGAGGTCGCGGTTGGTGTGGAGGGCATTGACAACGCTTTCGCGATCGGTGTGTCACCCGATGGCATGTTCGAGGCCGAGCCGTGTTGTGCTCACCCGAAGGCGTTCGAGAACGTGCTTGCGGTGTACCGCGATCGGCTCAAGATCGAGCGTGAGATCCGTGGAATGCGCAAGGGCAAGGAGGCGGTGTGAGTCACCAGTTGTTTCCGTCGCTTGACGTGGCGACCGAGCAGGCGTTGCGCGAGTCGATTCGCCGGTTCGGTGTTCTGGTTCCGGTCGTTCGTGACCAGCACGGCCAGGTCATTGATGGTCATCATCGTTCCCGGATTGCTGGTGAGGAGGGCGTGAAGTTCCGTGTTGATGTCGTGAACTGTGCTGATGATCGGGAGGCAAAGGAGATCGCGGCGACGCTCAACGCGGACCGCCGGCAGCTCGGGGCCGGTCAGCGCCGCGAGATCGTGGCGGCACTCCGCGCTGACGGCCACAGCATCCGCGCGATTGCCGGTGCAACTGGTGTCAGTCTCGGCACTGTTCACGCTGACCTGGACAAGTCAGGTGTTCAGCCTGAACACGTGGCTGGCCGAGATGGCAAGACCTATCCGGCCAGGCGGCCGACTGTGATCGCCGCGACCGACGAACGCGAAGCAGCGAAAGCTCAAGACCTGCTCGCGAATGTTGACGATCCACCAGAAGGTCTGAGCACGGTCAAACATCTCCGACGCTCACAAACCATCGAGCAGCGAGAGCGCCACGCCCAGGCCGAACACAACGCGCCTGTACCGAGCGCCGACACGCTCGACCTTCGCACGATCGCAGTCGCAGACCTGGATGTTGACCAACCAGTTGACGCGATCATCACCGACCCGCCGTACCCACGCGAGTTCCTGCCTGTCTACACAGATCTTGCCGAGTTCGCTGCTCGCGCCTTGAAGCCCGGCGGATCACTGGTGTGCATGGTCGGCCAGTCCTACCTGCCGGAGATCCTCGAACGACTCGCGCAACATCTTCAGTATCGGTGGACGGTCGCGTATCTCACTCCGGGCGGCCAGGCGACGCAGCTCTGGCAGCGCAAGGTCAACACCTTCTGGAAGCCCTTGCTGTGGTTCACGAACGGCGATTACGACGGCGACTGGATCGGTGATGTCACTCGCTCGGAGGTCAACGACAACGACAAGCGCCACCACCATTGGGGGCAGTCCGAGTCAGGGATGGCCGACATTATCCGCCGATTCACGGTGCCCGGTGATCTGATCGTTGACCCGTTTCTCGGCGGCGGCACGACCGGCCAAGTCGCGCTGGACCTCGCCCGCCGGTTCATCGGCGCAGACACAGACCCCGACTGCGTTGAGCAATCACGCCACCGCTTGGAGCAGGTTGCATGACCGCCTACGAACGCACCGGTTGGCGCGACGAGCAGATCAGTCGCCGGCACCGCGAGTGGGGGTACAACTGCCCGGCGGTTGATTTGGATTTCCTGGTGTGCGAGTACAACGTCGGTGAGCCGGTGGCGCTTGTGGAGTACAAGCATGAGCGGGCGGTCCCGCCGAGCTTGCAGCACCCTACGATGCGGGCGCTTCGCAAGCTCGCGGACTTCGCGGGAGTGCCGTTCATGCTCGTGTACTACCGGCGTGATCCGTGGCGGTTCCTCGTGTTCCCAGCGAACGAGACCGCACTGGACTTCTATGGTGGCGTGGTCGCGTTGAGCGAGCAGCGGTTCGTGCGGTCGCTGTACGTGATGAGGTCGCACACGATCGAGCAGCACGTTTACAACCGGCTGGACGCGGTTGATGAACCGTTGGACTCATGGCCCGCAGCGATGGCCGTGGAGTATGCGGCATGAGTTGGTCGTTTGATCAGGCACAAACGGCGATGCACGATGCTGCCGCTAACCAGAGAGCCGCCGAGTCTGCGTTACGTAAGGCTGTGCGTGAGCACGCGGAGGCCGAGCGTCACTACCGGTCGCTGCTCGCCCAGGCTTTGGTCAGGCTCCGCGCGGAAGGGCTCGCAGCGACAGCATGTAGTGATGTTGCCCGCGGCGAACCAGACATCGCAGAAGCCCGGTACCGCCGCGATATCGCCGCCGGGATGGTTGAGGCGTGCCGGCAGGAGCTGTTCGCGCGTTCGTCGGATCGTCGTGACGTTGCACGGTTGGCGGAGTGGTCGCAAAGGCGGGAGCTCGCGGAGGGCAACGGCACCGACGATTCACGGCTTTCATGGTCAAGGCAGGCGGCGTGACCACAACCGAACCGTTCCTTACCCGCCAGGAGCTAGCCGATCGGCTACAGCTCTGTGTCACGACCGTTGACGCAATGGTCGCCGATGGCTGCCCGTCCTATACGTGGGGCAGGCGCACCCGCCGGTTTCTGCTCTCTGAGGTGCTGGCGTGGGATCCGACTGAGGAGCGGGCTGCGTGAGTCTCTCGAAGCTCCCGGATGGCAGGTGGCGGGCGCAGGTGTATGACGCCCAGACCGGCAAGAACCTGGCTGTCAGCAGGGTGCTTGGCCGCGGCTACGAGTCGTTCCGGACTAAGACCGAGGCACGGCAGGCCCGCGAACTGGCGCGTGCGATGCTGGGCCGGTCACGGTCTGCGATCACATGCCGGCAGTTCGCGCACCGCTGGACAACCGGCCAGTTGTTCACCGATGGTTTGAAGCGTTCGACGGTAATTACGCGAAAGCAGCAGCTCGAAAGGTTCCTCGAGGCGTACGGTGACAGGCCGATGCGCGAGATCGCAGACCAAACGGTTGCCGAGGTGTTGGCCCAGTCGTGGGGCCGGTCCCGTGTCCCGGTGCTCAGGGCGATGTGGAACGCCGCAGGGTCAGCGAAGGCGGGCCGGCTGATCTCTGGCAACCCGTGGGCCGGTCTTGGTTTGGAGCGCACGCGAGGGCGGGCTGGGCAGTCACCGCCGTCTGAGGCCCAGGTGTGGGAACTGATCGCCGCAGCAGCCGAGCACTCAACGATGTTCGCGGCGTGGCTACAAGTAGCGGCGTTCACCGGGATGCGGCCAGGTGAACTCGACGCCCTGCAATGGGCTCGTGTCGACTTCCAGTCCGGGCTGATTAATGTCATTGAGCAATGGTCGGAGAAGCCGCAGGAGTTCTCGCTACCGAAGAACGGCCTGAAACGAGTCGCGCTGCTCACGCCGCCTGCTCGCGAGGCGCTGGTGGGTTTGCCGAGGATCGGCGAGTTCTGTTTCGTGAACGCCCGCGGCAGCCACTTCCGGCCACCGTCCCGGTCGAACATGTGGGCCAGAGTGACAGCCTCAACCGGGTTTGAGGGCGACATTTACCTCGCGACCCGTCATTTCGCGGGCTGGTACATGACGAACGTGCTCGAGCTTCGCGCGGAGGATGTTGCGGTCGCGTTGGGGCACACTGATGGCGGCGACGAGGTTCGCCGGACCTACGGCCACGCCGATGACCGCATCGCGTTGCGGCGGGTTGCGAACGCTTACGAATCAGTTGGTTCAGTTGTCCCTCTCCGAAAGGACATGGCGTGAGAGCGCACATTCACCGCACACGAAACCGTGGGTTTGCGGGTCTATCAACCCATCGGGCCCATAACCTGAGTATTGGGCTATGGCAGGCCGTACAGCCTGCTCCGGCAAGGCGTGAGGGCGTGTCGTGCACAGGCCTGGTGCATCACGGTGGCCTGTGTGTGGTTGCAGGTGTTTCTCGGCGGTGTCTTGCCGGACTGCACATTGACCGCACATTGGTTTCGGCGCTGACCGCACATTCGGTGGGGTGCTGCTGATGGCTGAAGGTAAGACGTACTGGTGGGCGAAAGACGCCAGCTGGATCGATCGCGACGCCATCGTCGAGCTTGGCGAGGAGTTCGGGCCCGCCGGACCGCTCATCATCGACGTGCTCTCGGGCATGGCGAAACTCGAGAACGACGCGGGCCGGGTGTTCACCGGCTTCCGGGCGCTCGCCCGCAAGTGTTTCACGACACCTGAGGATGCGGAGAAGGTGGTCGCCCATGCTGCAAAGATCGGTGCCCTCGACGACCTCGACGTAGAGTCTGATGGACGCCGGTTCACGGCACGGATCTCGGGCTGGCAGGCCGACCAGAAGAAGGGTCGCGCAGCTGATCGTGACGCGCAGCGACGTGCCCGCACGAAGGCCGGTGACTCACGCTCACTCACGTCTACTCACGTCCCTGTTGGGACAGGACAGGACAGAACAGCACAACCACAAACACCTAAACCCAATGTCGAGTTCGTCGGTTCTGTTGCCGAGTTGTTCGAGCATTGGCGAACGGCTTGTGGTCACCCGAGAGCGAAGCTGACCGATGGTCGCCGCCGGAAGATCCGGGCACGGCTCAAAGAGGGCTACACCGTCGAGCAGTTGCGGCAGGCCATTGATGGTGCCGCTGTCGGGGCGTTCGTGAACGAGCAGGGCGTGAAGTTCGATGACATCGAACTGATCTGCCGGAACGGGTCGAAGGTCGAGCAGTTCATTGCCAGGGCCGGCGCGAAACCGCCGCCACCGGACGGCGGGTATCTCGATGAGTTGAGGCAGATGCATGCTGCGGCGACTGTGGTCGAGCGGCAGGAGTTGGCGTCGTGAGGCTCAGCGAGTGGATCGAGTGCCAGGCGTTGATCGTTGCGTTCTGGCCTCACGCACGGCAGTTGACCGGCGAGCAGATTGAGTTGCAGCATGCTCTCGTCGCCGACCTCGACGTGGACACCGCACGTCGCACGATCACGGCGGCGGCGCGGGCCGGTGACAGGTTCCCGCCTGCGCCTGGCGAGATCGTTGCGGCTGCCCGTGAGCAGGCCCGGTCGGTGCCGACGTTCGCTGAGGCGTATCGGTTGATCTGGGGTCGTCGGGGGCTGCTGTCACGAGACTGCGATCCAAGCCGGGTGCATCCGTTGGTGCGGTCGTTCGCGGTTCGGCAGGGCATGGACCGGTTGCGGGTTCTGCCGGTCGAGGATCCGGACTACGGCGAACTGCGTCGTAAGGAGTTGGAGGCTCAGTGGGATCGGCATGTGGAGGCGATGGAGGGCCGGGAGCGGCAGGTGCTCGCCCTGCCATCCGGGGATCGTGGCCAGGGTCTGCGGCGGCTGGACCCGTTGGTGGCGCTTGGCCTGAGCGAGACCCTCGAGCTTGAGGCAGGTGACAGCGCATGAGTTCTCGTCCGGTTGAGCTTGGCCCGGACCCGCGGGTGTTGGGCGAGCATTTCTGTGGTGGCCCGCTCAGGCAGCATGCGGAGCAGGGATCGCTGCAGGATGTGGATGGGTGCACGCTTGCTCAGTGCACGGTGTGTGGCGAGCTTGTGGTGGTCACCGACCGCGAACGCCAGCCGGTTGATGCGGATGCGTGGTGGCGGCAATGAGACTGCATTTGAATGGCCGCACCAGGGCCGGGATTCTGGAAGGCAGGGTTCGCCAGGTGTTGAGGGCCGGGAACGGCGAGCAGATCATTTCCGGGCAGGTGGTGCCGGTGATGCCCGCGTCCGGGCCGGCGGTGTTTCGTGTGCGGGTCATCGACGCCGAGTGGCTGACGCTTTCGGAGGCGTTGCCGGATGGTGATGTGAAGCGTGCCCGCGATCTCGGGTGGCGCACGAGCACCGATGCCCGTCAGGGCTGGCTGGCCGTCAATGACAGGCGTGTCAGGCAGATGACCGTTGAGCAGCGCGACACGCTCACCGACACCGATTGGGATGCGGTGTGGGATCGTCATTCCGACCGCCGGGTGTGGCTGCTGACGATCGCGGTGGAGCCGCAGGCGGAGACTCCGAGGTTCCTCGCCCGCGGCACCCGTGCCGATGGTGTGCAGTTGCTCGACAACAGTGGTTTCCCGAGGCGTGTTGGTGATGGTGGTGAGATCGCCCGCGGCTACACCACCGTTGCTAACGGCGCTGTTGATGACGCTGAGTGCGTGTCCGACACCGACCTTGCCCGGTTCCGGTTGGAGGCCGATCAGCGCGAGATCTTGTTGCTCGAGAACAAGCTGGACCTGGTGCGCAGCATTTTGGGAGAGGTTCGTCGTGGCGAGCTTGAGCGCGACCTGCGGGTCATTGAGCAGCGCCTGGATCGGATGCGCCAACGGTTCCAGGCGGCAAGGAGCGCGGCATGATCGGGTTGGATGGTCATCAGCAGCTCGCGATGAGCGTGCTGCGATCGGTTCCAGGACGCCGGGTTTGGCCGCGGATGCTTCTCGTTTGGGAGTTCGAGAAGCACGGCTGGACCGATAGGCATTTGGATCGTGCGCTCCGTGTGTTGCGAACAGACGGCCTGGTCGTGCATGTGGCCCGCGGTTATTGGGCGGCGGCACGGTGAGCGCGGATTGGTGCCCGGATTGCCGGGAGCGCACAACGATCAACAACCGTGGCCTGTGCGCGTTTTGTGACGCGCGGCTCGTGAAGAAACCTGGTGGTTGGAAACGCCCGGATAAGCGTCCGTTGTTCACCGACCCGCAACTGACGGTGTTGTATCGGGCGTATGTCGCGGACCGGTCGTTGTCGATCGAGGAGCTTGGCCGCAGGGTGTTTGAGGCGGCGGGCTACAAGTCTGCGAAGTCTGCGGCGGTCTCGCTCAGTGTTCAGTGGAGGATGCGTGGCTGGCCTGTCCGTGGCCGTGTTGAGCAGGCCCGCCTGGTTCCCAAAGCGCCGGCTGCTGGTGCCAGGTTGTGTGCGGCGACGGCGAGGAGTGGCAGGCCGTGCCGGAAGTATCCGCGGACCGGTTCACGGTTTTGTCTCGCCCATGATCGAGAGGCGACCGCGTGAAGCGCACTTCGCTCAAGCGCACAACAGGGCTGTCTGCGACGGGCAAGGGTGGCCCTTGTCCGCCTCGGGTGTCGGGTGCCGTGCGGAACGGGATCGGTAGGCCGAAACGTGAGGCCGAGTCGTGGCGTCCGGTGTTCCGTGCACTGGTCGCTGGGATGCACGGGACGGCGTGCCGGGTGTGCGGGAAACCGGCGACCGACCCGCATCACGTGATCCGTGAGCAGGATCTACGCAAGCACGTGAAGGGCTGCGATGAGGCGGTGCTCGCCGACCCTCGAAATGGGCTCAGTCTTTGCCGCACAGATCACGCCAGGCACCACGCCAGGTTCGCTCCGATCCCACGGGCACTGCTGTCGCCGTGTCATTTCGAGTTCGCCGCGGAACACGGACTGACCTGGTTGCTTGAGAAGACCTATCCGGAGTATCCGGGGGTGCAGGCATGACGGCCTCGTGGCGTATCGACGTTGGCGACTGCCGAGAACTCCTCGCCCAGGTGGACGAGGGCAGCGTGCAGACGTGCGTGACCTCGCCGCCGTACTTCGGTCTGCGCGACTACGGCGTGGACGGTCAGCTCGGGTTGGAGGCCACGCCGGACGAGTTCGTGGAGGCGATGGTCGCGGTGTTCCGCGAAGTGCGCCGTGTCCTTCGTGACGACGGCACGCTGTGGCTGAACCTCGGGGACAGCTATTCGGGGGGTGCGAACTCGGGGACTACGAACGGACCGCCGGTTCGTATTAAGAACTTGCCGATCAAACGCGGCGAGGGCATCAAGCCGAAGGACTTGATCGGTATTCCGTGGATGGTGGCGTTCGCGCTCCGTGCCGATGGCTGGTACCTGCGCTCGGACATTGTGTGGCACAAGCCGAACCCGATGCCCGAGTCGGTGACGGACCGCCCGACTAGGGCGCACGAGTTCCTGTTTTTGTTGTCGAAGTCGTCGCGGTATTTCTACGACGCCGAAGCGATCCGCGAGGACGGCGCTGGCCGTCTTGACCTCGGACGCATGAAGCAGCCCGATGCACGGCTCGGTGAAGGAGGTGTGTGGGCGAAGGACGGGACCTTGCGCGATGAAGCGGGCCGCAACAAGCGTGACGTGTGGACGGTCGCGACCCAGCCATTCAGCGGAGCTCACTTTGCGACGTTCTCCCCAAAGCTGATCGAGCCCTGCATCTTGGCCGGCGCACCCGAGGGCGGCGTCGTGCTCGACCCGTTCGCAGGTGCCGGGACCACAGGGCTCGTCGCGCTGCGGCACAACCGCTCGTTCGTGGGCTGTGAGTTGAACCCTGAGTACGCGGAGTTGGCGCGTGATCGGATCAGGGATGACGCGCCGTTGCTGAACACACCGAGCGAGGTGGCGGCGTGAGTTCGGGTGCAGGCATGACGCTCACGCGCGAGCCGATCGGTGACGTGACGGGCGGGTGCCTGTGCTGTCCGACTCGGCCCGGTGTTCTGCCTTTGGACGCTTGCCCGCATCCGGGGTTCGGGCTGCTTGACCTTCTTTGCGACGGCGAGCCGGCGGACGGCTGGTTCGAGTTCTGCGATTGGGGCTACTGGGCGTACTCGTCGGGTGGCAGGGCGACCGTCCCGAACTCCCGCGTGCTCGGTTGGCGAGGTCTAGCGGGACGTGACGATCTGTGTTGGGCGACCCGCGACGAGCAAGTAACGCTCCGCGAGATCGAGGAAGCCGTTGCTGCCGATCCGGACCACGACTGGTGTTTGCGGATCGACGGCCCGTTGTCAGGCGCGGTGTATCAGCGGCAGGGTTGTGGTCAGTGGGTTGCTGTTGAGCGGTTGGAGGGTTTCGCGTGAGTTCGGGTGCAGGCATGAACGGTCGGCCACGGTTGTCTGCTGCTCAAACCCGAGCCCTGAAACTCGTTGAGGTCTGCGCTTGCGAGGTGTACCCGCCCGACTTCGAGACAGGGATGACCGTGTGCTGGGTGTGCGAGGTGCCGGTCGTGCGGGTCGAGGACGACGGCATTGGCCCCGGCCTGGTCCATCACTGGATTCGGTCATCGGTTGTGCCACATCTGGCCGAGGCGGGTCGTCGTGTTCTCAAAGAGGAGAC